CAAAAGCCTTCTTCGCTTCACCCTTTTGAAACTCAACAGATTCGCTTAACTCCTTAACTTTCTTCTGATGATCCAAAAGGGTATCCACAACCTCAGAAAGCGGCCCCTGGCCGTCCTTAAATAGCGTCTCAGGAACAACGTCACCTAATTTCCCTTCCTCAACTCCCAAAACCTCTGCAACCTGCTTGGCATCCGCCATAATTCAGCTCTCCGGCTTTATTCTCTTTAAAGATAAAACATCCCTCCCCAACTTGTCAACCAAAACCGACCTCCTCCACATCTCCCCTCCTGCTTGCCCCTTCGGGGGGAGGGGGCGGGGGTGGTTTACTTTTTACTTATTTTTCTCCCCCCCTTGCGAAAATCTATCAAAATACTTATATTAAAATTGCTTCGAATTCTTAGTTAAAATTAGACGAAAAATAGTTTACGTTTTAGACCTTAAAATCTCCATCTTTTCTGGCAATAAAAGGGATTAGACAGCCCAAAAGCCATAAAATAACGCGGCTATTAGGAAGTCTAAATCCATAATACGGTCAAATAACATGGCTATTGGAAAGTTTAATTGAAGTTAGAAGATTGAAGAACTATACAACCCAAAATTTAAACAACCTTTAGAACAAAAGGGGTAATTATGAAACCTAATGATAAATTTAATCTTAAAGAGATATTAGAAAACGATTCAAAGTCTCCCCATCCTAAGTATCCAAGCCAAGCACTTTATGCTTTGGAAAATGATAGTGTTGTTAATGCTGTGTCTATTCGCATTCGGAATAAGCAAGCACTTATGTCGATTGAAGCTCTTCCATATAGTTTCAGAACTGGTCTCAATTTTATTTATTTTCAGTTTGAACCTAATATTTTAAAATCAATCGGCAGCGATGCATTTCTAGTGATCCTTAATCACAAATGCGAAGTTGTTGTTATAATAGATCCTTTTGATGTTGTACAGCCTTCTCCTCTACTACCCTCGTTACCAGAGAGCGAAGATTCTGAGAGCACAAGTGACTTGCCGTTCTGTTTCTCTAGGCCATCATTTGCAGAAAGTGTGTTTGTAACAGAAGAGGAGCTTTACCCCGCAGAAGTTAGAAGTCGTGCGTTTTTTAAGCGTATGGGGCTAAGCGATTTAGGTGATGGAGGAGTTTTTAGCACCGATGATACCAATTCATCCTACGAAACCATAACGAGAACCGCGCACAGTGAACGCTTGCCCCCATATCGTGTGTTTTATATCGAGGATACTAAGGTGGATCAAGTGGTTGATGATCACATAGCATAAAAATGGCGCAGCTTTAGATGGATACCAAAATATTAATTGTTGCTCCAAAAGATGATACGCATGCTTTGGTTGTTCAAAAAGTGCTTGATACTGAGTTTGATATTGAAGCAATAATATGGGATACTTCAAGACTTAATGGCGAGGAGTTCTTGACATTTTGCCCAAACTCAAATAGTGATCTTTTGTACTTAAATCTTTCTGATCGAACCATAGATAGTAGTCATTTCCACAGTATCTGGTGGCGTCGCGTTGGCAAATTAAATTTTTCGAAAGAAATACATGATAAGAAAATTGTTGATTTCTGCGCTAGAGAGTACTCAACATTATTTCATGGTGCCTTTGCAAGTCTGAAGTCTCCAGTAATTAATTCACCGCACGCCGAGAGTTTAGCAAATCGAAAGCCTTATCAATTGTTGATTGCCAAAGAATCAGGCCTTATTATACCAAATACAATAATTTCAAATGATCCTTCTCGGATTCGAGCCTTTTGGGAGGAAAATTATAAAAATTGTATCTACAAAACATTAACTCCTGCTTCTGATAGATTCCTGGAAACCAGACGTCTAAATGAAGAAGATTTTTGCGACTTTGACAAGCTACGTTATGCGCCAATTATCGTTCAAGAACGGATTGAAGGATTGGATATTCGTGTCAACGTTTTTGGGCAGAATATTTTCGCTTCTTCCATTAAGGTTAATTTACAAGAAGCCAATACAGACTGGAGGCTTGATATGACTAGTAAATGGGAGGAGTATGAAATTAGTATGGACTTACAACTCGCATTACTATCATTTCTTAGGAAACTAGATTTGCATTATGGTTGTATTGATATGCGAATTCAACCAGATGGTAGGCCTGTGTTTCTTGAAATTAATCCAGCAGGACAGTTTCTTTTTATAGAAATTGACACAGGGCAACCTCTTACTAAAGCATTTGCGAGCCTTCTATTAAATCCAGAATTGAAGTAAACTTCGACTGTCTCTTAAAAATCAAGCTTTTTGCAACCAATATCAATTCTCTTTAACACAGTATTTCTAATACAAAAGTAACTTTCTTATAGCAGAAGTAAGTGCAATAGTTGGGGAATGGGTACGGTCAAAATGTGGGTACAATGATAATGTAATCTGAGGAAACGAAATAGAAATAGCCAATGAGTACAAAAAAATAAAATGAGTACAATACGACGGCATAAAAATTTTGAGAGATACTATTATGAAAAAACAATTCTTAAAAAGAGTCGCAATAATATTATTCTCGGCGCTAAGTATTTATTTGCTTTTCGTATCTTGCGCTGATAATCAAAACAAAATTGTATTAAAGGGAGGAAAGCTGGAAGGTGATCCAACTAGTCCTGACGGCGCAACTATAATAGGTGAACATGTGTTGGAATTCAGACCTGGCAAGGGAACAAAGTTAATAATAGACGAAAAGAAAGGGACGTTTATTTTTAGAAAGGATAATGCACCTGAAGTTGGAATAACAGTAGCTTTGTGTCATTGTAGTGGCGTACCGGGGACAGGGAATTGCAGAGAACAATTAGTACTAGATGGTCTTGTGCTAAGAAAGGTGTGTGCCTCAGATGCACAGAATCCATGTAATGGCTATTGTACGAGAAGTTTAACAATAGAGGGAAATATTGACCTTGTAATCCAATGAACTGCACAATCACGCCCGAAATAAAAAAATTGTCCCATCTTCGCCCCTCCCTCCACAACCTCAGACCGCTCATTAAACCTCTTCACCTTCAGCAGCTTATTAGTTGTTCCAAATTCTCTGTCAGCCGCTCGTCCGCTTCCTCCGGCGTTAAATCCCGGTTCTCCGCCTCCCATCCCTTCCCCCTTAGAAAAGGGGGATAAAGGGGGCTGTTCCAATTTTTCAATTTCCCTTTTCCATTTTGCAATCTTTTTCCTCACCCATGGATGGCCCGGCGAAATACTGTTTGAGGCAGGGATGCCGAGTTTATTTCGCCAGAGCGTTTTTGGTTCTTTGAGTCCGGAAGGCGAAATCCCGACATGTTTTTAGGAAGAAAACGATTATGTCGGGGCTTTGCGCCCCAAAAAGAACAAATACCCCCTTTATTTTTTCACCCCCTTGCGAAAATCTATCAAAATACTTACATTAAAATTTTTCTGGATTCTTATTTAAAATTAGGCAAAAATACCGTGCGGGTTTAGACCTTAAAATCTCCACATAACCCCGAAATATGCGAGACTATGGCAAAGCCATCTAACTGCCGTGGGACAGGCCAGCCGGTGATTTAAAGTTTGGCGGGCTACGAAATTTAGTGCTTTTTTGAACGGTTTTTGTTATTGTGCCGCGTCCAGTTATCTTGACTTTGTCTTTATATCATGTTCTTTGATTGAATTCTATTATACCAAATCGTTTCATCTTTATAGCTTTTTTATTGGCAACATGGAGATAATATATGAGCTCTTCAAATTTCATTACTCGCACTTATGGTTGGAGTAAACATTTTATCCCAAAGCGTCCTGATTCGGTACCAGAGTCAAAGTTACCGAAGATTTTTCAAGTTCGTAATGTTGGTCAAATAGAATATGGTAAATTACAGATTCCTGAGAGTGTGTGGCAGTCTGTTCCGGGTTATGATAATTTGAAGGTAATTGATGTTGAAGTCCATTGGCTTAATAAAATTCTATTCACTGAAGTTATATTTACTAATATTTTTTCGAATACTTTTCAATCATCTGATTTATTGGGCTACTGGGATTCATTGTACGATTTTACTAGTACTCTTGAAGTTATAGTATATAAGTATTTAGGTTTGGATGAATCTTTATCTTCGATTTGGCAAACTCCTTTATCCCTTGCTCAATTACCAAATGAGCCTCAGGAAAGAGACAAAATCAAGAAAATGCTGGCTGATTTTTTTGGAGCTTCCGAATCCAGAAAAACACCAGAAAAATTATTTATGGAAGATATTTTAGTAGGTTCTTCGTGGGATGGAGCTTTCGTTTTTTGTAATTTGTCAAAGAACGAGAGTCGCCTAAGTGCCGAATTTCTTTATCGTTTAGTTTGTTTGGTCTGGGCTATCAATGAAAATACTAAAACAGAAGTTTATATTGAAATAACAAAATCTTCACCTTTTGAAGGTAACCGTATTATTGCGCTTCAAAATTTAATTACAGAATATTATAACAGCATAGCAAAAGCTGATCCCTTCTATCTAACTTATGCTGAATCCGATGTCGAGTTTGTAAAAGCAGTAGAACGAAGTTGGGATCTTAGTGTTGTTCGTTCAGAAACACAAAAATTGATAAACGAATTACATCAAATATATTCAATAACCTTAGAACGAAATCAAATAGAGGTCGCTCAACGGGCTGCTAAAAAACAAGATTTGCTAAATATCATATTGGGTTGGATTGGTATTACAGGTATTGCTGGAACAGTCGCGGGTGTTCTTTCATTTATTGATAATTTTAATACTTTCTTTGATACTTTTATTCGAATTACATCGATTGTTGTTAGCACAGGTCTTTTTACCTTATGGGTATGGTGGAAGCTACGTTTTCAATCTAAAGATGGGTAATTAGCTTTCGTAATAGCTTGACCGTTACTTCTACCTTCTCCCTTTTCACTTTTTACTTTTCCCCTCCCTTCCCAATATTCAATCTTGGCTCTTGGTTCTTGGCTCTTCCCACCCATCTCCACAATCTCAAACCGCTCATTAAACCTTTTCACCCTCAGCAACTTATTCGTATGCTCCAAATTCTCTCTCAGCCGCTCGTCCGCTTCCTCCGGCGTCAAATCCCGGTTCTCCGCCCGGATAAAATCGCGCCAATTCGCCGCCCCTCGCTGCACTCTCCAATCCCAATCATCGCGATCCTCCGGCGTCTCTACTGACCACGTCGGCTCAATAAAATCGCTGATGATCTTGTCTTTCTCTAAATCTACATTCTTGATCAAATCGTGGTATTCTGCCACTTTACCGATCACCCTATGCAGCCGCTGTTCAAAAATCTTCCAGAACGTGGCTTCTTTCTTGAATTTCTTGAGCAATCGGCCTTTTTTCAATTTCAGAGTGACGCCCGCAATTACATTGCCCCGTTCCTGGAAGTTCATTGAGATGTTATAGTGGTCCAACTGCCTTGAAATCCAGCGTTCCAGCGCATCCATATTTGCCGATATATTAAAATCATCCCCTTCCAGCGTTCCGAATTTCGCACTCGTGTCTTGCGCCCACCAGATTTCATCAAACCCGAAGCGCAGATTATCCGCAATCTCTTTCGTGATCCCCGTTCCCCACGCTTGCCGGAAGGTTGAATACTGGAAAGAATACGCCCACACTTGTTGTAAAACATTCAGAACGATATTGCAATCCACCAGCGTTTTCGCGCCCAGGCTCCAATACTCGCTGGCCGGAAACGGTGACACATCTATCACCGTTGATAACCCGTAAGGATTCTTCCCGTTAAAGCGCTCATCGTTTACCTTCACGCCGTCTTCATCGTGCAGGTACATTTCCGTATCGCTGACGTAAAGGTAAATCAGTTCTGGCATTTTGTTCGCCTTTTTGGTGGTATCCACCTTCACTGGGATAGAATATCCCACCGGGTAAAGGGGATTGTGCTCCATAAAGTGCGGCAGAAACGCCGTCTCGATATACACCATGATCTTGCTGAAATAAGGGTCATATTCCACTCGCAGCAGTACGTTATGAAGAAGGTTTTGGTATTGTTCCAGCGCCTGAACGCCGAAATCAATTTGCGGATTCTCCGCGTAAAACTCCACCAATCCCTCCCGCTTCGACGCTTTCCCCTGACTGTTTACAACCCGGCGCTCAGGAACAAAGTCATATACAAGGCTGTTCTCCTGGATCACCCGCTGCGTCAGCGGCTCGCTCACAAACGGCAGTGATTTCCGTTTCTCGAATCCGTATTGCTTCAGATAATAATCTTCCGCGTGCTGATTATTCTCAAAGAAATCAATCATCGTCTGCCGCAGCGTATTCCGCTGCTGCGCCCCAATCTTCCGCGCATCATTAATCGACCGCGTGATCAGCCCTTCAATCACTTCCGTCTCCGTAAACACATTAAACCGACTAAAAAACGACATAATTCCTCCAATTTCCCCCTTAAAAAAGGGGGCCGGGGGGTTGTACATCAGTCCCCTTCTTACTTCTCACTTTTTACTCCCCTTCCCAAACATCGACGCTTGAGACACGAAGTCGAAATCCCGACAAGCATCCCGGAAGGATGCGTCTTTGTCGGGATGCTACCCCCTCCGCGTTCTCTTTCCAAACATAGAGACAGCACCCCCCGCCATCACCGACGTTACCGGCCAGTTATAATACATCAAATACCCCAACGCGGCATCGATATGCCCGATGCCGCGTTCTTCCTGATCTTTATCTAAGCGGCCGTCATCGTATCGTTCCCTCAATTGCAAATCTCTGATAGTGTATTCGCACGTCCCCGGATTCACGAAATAGCGCACATTCCCCGCCGCTGCGCGGCACATCGAATTAACCGTAGCGACGCGGTCTTTCTGTAACGGGTTGCTCTCTTTCGCCCGTATGGTAAATCCTGCGCCCTGCAATATCGCCAAATCCGACTGCCGCGCGTTCGATGTTTCGCGCTTTCCTGTACTGTCCGGGTAAATAATCACCTGCCGCCTCTGAAAGCGTTCTAATAGATGATCCCGCATCTCGTAAGTGTTAGAGTTCGGCAGATACACCTCTCCGAACTGCCGGTAAATCTGGTTCTTTTCGATGTGCCCTAACGTCGCCGTCATCGGATTCACGTTGAAATCCATTCCGATGTGAACGTAATCATTCGCATCATACTCTACCCGCGCTAAGTTATGCTCTCCGAACGCCCAGTAAGCCAGCCCGTAATACGCCTCAAAACTCCCCTCGTATTCCTGCCGGAAAGTCCGTTCATCAAGGTGTCTCCGGGCATTCTCGATCTCGTATTCTGGTAAAATGTCCGCGCTGAACCAGTGAAAATAACCGAACTGCTCCGCCTCGTTTAGCCTGGATATGCCTTCGCCTGATATGGTTTTCGGAAGAACGCCCCCTGCCGCATCCAGCGCCAGATCATAATAGTGGTTCCTTCCTTCCGGCACCCCAATCAGCCAGCACCAGCCCTGACGGTCTGATAATGCCGGCCTCACGTGCTCGAACCAGGCTTTCTCCTTCATATTGCCGTATTCATCTAAGATACCTCCGTCCCACGGCTGGCCCTCAATCCGTTCCGGTTTATCCATGCCAAGCACGTGGATTTCCGCATCTGTGCGCCCGTAAGCCCCCCGGATGTAGATTATCAGATCGGTTTCCCGCGGCTGATCGCGCCACCATGGCCGCGTTAGCTCTTTCAGATCATCCCAGTATATCTTTTTCGCCTGGTCCCGCGTCGGAGCCGCTGCAAAATAGCGCCGTGGCTGATAAAACTTCGCCTCCGTGCGCGCCATGATGCACAAAAACCGCTTCGCAAGCTCCGTTTTCCCGCTCCTTCGGCCTGAAGGAACAAGCTTAAACCGGGTCGGTGTTGTTAGCAGGTGGGATTGCGTAAGGTGTGGGCGTAGTTTCTGCCATCTCGGAGAAAAGTTCTTCGACTGTTGGCTCGTTTTCATTGCTTCCCGCGCTTGGTACTCGATTGACGCTGCGGAAACGCACAGGGTCCAGGTTACATAAAGTAAAAATAAGAGATAAGGTGTCTGGTGCCTGATATTTCTTGATTGTGCGTTTCTCAAGAACATTTCCTTCACCGTCTTTCTTTTCGTGATACTCTTTGTATTCAAATCCGCGCGCTTTTTTTAACAGGGCGCTTTGAAGTTCATCAATGATAATCGGAATCCCCTCCTCGCGCCCTCTTTTTAAGGATGCTATAAACTGCTCTTTATGTTTCCGAAACGTCGCATAAGGAACCTTAATCGCTCGCGCGATCTCTTTATCTGACAATCCTTGTTTCGCCGCTTCATAAGCGTTTTCTATCTGTGCCTTTGTTGCTTCAAATTTCGGTCTTGCCATCCGGCGACCTCCTGAAATCCATCAGGTTTAATGTTTTGCAATTTTCAATTTGCAATCCTGCCCTGAGCGAAGTCGAAGGGTCATGCCGTCCCTTCCATCCTGAACGCCACTTTCATCGCCCGTCCCTTTTTATTTCGGCTGTTAGAATCAATCCACGTCGGCCAGAACGTCCAATCGCCCGGAATATCAATATCCCCGTTCTCGAGCTGATACTGAATCTGGTCATTGCTGATCGTTCCGCTCCAACTCCCAATTGTCCCATCCGGCCTCTTATAATTCACCTTCGGCGATGTCGCGCCGGATAGAGATGTCTCGGGATCCAGCTTCATCAAAAACGTATCGCCCACAATCAGCGGATCGTCATAGTAAGGTATCTCGATCTGTTTCACCGCCACGCCTCCTAAATCGGGAGTTTCCAGTTCAATTGACGTCTGCGCCGCGTTTGATAAAACCTTCTGCTCTGTTCCGGGAGTTTCCAGAACCATCGCAGTAAGCCCCGGAATCGCAAATAAAATTTGCTCAACTGCCGCATTAAACAACATCCTCTCCGCCGCTGCTGCCGACGTGAGTAAAACTGCCGGAACCGCAACAACGAAGTCCTTGGCGTCAAACGCCCGCGCCCTCCCAGGGAGCGCATTCGGATAAAGTTGTGTAAAAGCCATCGCATCACATTACACGATAATAAATTCATCATTTGCAATCGGCGCTTCTGTTACCGGAGTAAACGTTAGTTTCTTAGCGGTTCCATCATAATCCGTAATCTGTGCCGCCTGCCCGGTCAGTGTTCCCGTAAGCCAAATAATAATCCGGTCGTTATAGTGGTCGTTTGTCGCTTCAGTAAGGTCGGTAGTCATCTCCGATGTCGTCAACGTTCCGCTCTGCGCCGTTCCCTTTATGATCATGCCCACCGACTCTTTTAAGCGTGTCAACAGTGCCGCATCACCGCCCAGCTTCCCGACATCCACCGTATCCGTCGCCGGGTCAAAAGTCGAAACATCATCCATCTGATCCGATAGGGTTTTCAATGTATCGCTGTCCGCCCCCCGGATATTGCTCTCCGCCGTGTCAAGCTC